AGATGCTAGAATTTCAAAATGTAATGCATCATGGTCACACACGGTAGACAAAATAGTTTATCGAACATCTAAAACTACAAACTACAATACTCAAACATATGGATGTGCATGGTTAAAAACTGAAACAGATTCAGTTGTGACTACAACATATGATAAAGTAATTGCCGCAGGCGATAAAGTAATTCATGTGACTTGGGATGATACTTCAGATTCAAACACACACTTTTTAAGAACAATGGCAAGATACGAAGCAATGGATAATGGTACAGGTGTTGATTGGGATGAAAGAAAAAAAGCATATGCAAGAAATATACTTGCAATTAATTACCCGTCAACTTCGAATGATTACAAATTATGTATTGATAAAATTCTAAACAAAGATGATACTGAGTATGCTAATCTTTGTACATTTCTAGGAGTGTCTGGTATATCATCAGCGACTTGGAAAACTTATGTAGATACTTACTTGACAGCTATTGTTTAATAGTAAAAATTTTTATTATGAAATTGTCGGACTTTATTACAACAAAAGATTTTATTGAATGCGTTGAAAGTTATCCTTTTGCAATACGCAATCTTCTCACCGAAGCAAAACAATACCATATCACACGACACTCTGGTCAAAGAGTAGATTATCAAATCGATCTTGAATTAACCACAATGGAAAATGTTGGCACCATTCATACTTCAAATGTAAATGCACCAATGACAGATTGGAAGATGCATGAGAAACACGAAACTTACAAATGGATTAGTGATCGTGCTTGTGAGATTGCAAATGATCTATCAAAGAAAATGGCAAAGGTAAAATTTAAAACAATAGATTGTTGGGGAGTTTATTATAGAGATAGTGATTGGACTAAACGACATTCACATTGGCCATGCATCTATGCGTTTGCTTATTATTTAAAAGTTCCAAAAAAACCAGCACCGATAATTTTTCCCACAGCGAATTACGAATACAATCCTAAAGTTGGCGATCTAGTTTTGTTTCCTGGCCAGATACAACATGAAGTTAAACCTGTCGAGGGTGAAAGAATTATGATCTCTGGCAACTTGGTAGTGGACTATGATACAAGGTTGTAAAGTTCCTAGCGTTTCACTTAACATATCACCACAGGGTGATCTAACTCTATGTTGTTCAGCAGGTTTACATACAATAGGACATATCAGTAAAGTAAATAGTTTAGAAGATTTTTTTAATTCAAGTGTTATGGATTATTACAGAGACGAATTAGCCAAAGGAAATATTGAAACTTTAAATCCTTGCAACATATGTCACAAAAGAAACAAAGAAGGGTTTACTACTTTTCGAAATAGAATAGAAGATTACTTTACATTTCCTAGAGACGAGTTAGATAAGAAAGCAAGAGCAGTAGGAATGAATGTTCCTATAAGACATTTAGAATATACCTTATCTAATATTTGTAATCAATCGTGTGCGATGTGTAGTAGTTGGTTTAGTCATACATGGAAAGAGATAGATAAAAAATTTGGTCGTAAAGTTTATCCTCTTGCAAAACTGAATGAAGAGTCTATTGAAAAAATAGAAAAGGTTTTATATGGATTAGATTACATAGAAATAAAAGGAGGCGAACCTTTTGCTGATATACGAAACCTTAGAATACTTAAAAAACTTATTGAAGTAAATCCTAAATGTAATATTCATATTGTCACTAACATGCAAAGTATAACACCCGAGGCAATGTCAATACTTAAACAACTTCCTAACATAAAACTTTTTGCAAGTATCGATGGTGTAGGTAAAGTCTATGATTGGATACGAGGAGGCAACTTTGAAAAGACCGTTTCTAATATGGAAAACTTTTATAATGAAACAGGAAACACAATTCAAATAGGAACAACGATTAGTTTATATAACTTTTATAGTTTAGAAAGAGTACAAGAATACTTTGAAAACAAACCTTACATTCATAACATTGTATTTGATAACTGGGTAAGAAGTCCTTTATATTCATCACCGTTATGTTTACCTGAGGATATGTTTAACAAAAGATTAGAAGAATTAAAACAAAGAATTAATATTGTTCCTGTAAAATGGGAAACAAGATCGAAGTCTCATACCTTATATGATCTTAAACAACTCTTTTTAGAAGAAACAGAAAAGATGAATGAGCACAGAGGATTTAATTTGTTTGATCATGTGCCAGAATTAAAGGAGTGGTATAAATAATATTATGAATTATCACATGGGACTAGACGGATTTGTATGGTTCATTGGCGTTGTAGAGAATAGAAATGACCCATCACAAATGGGAAGAGTACAAGTTAGATGTATTTCATTTCACACAGACAACAAGAATGATCTACCAACTGAGGATTTACCTTGGGCAACTACTATGTTGCCAACTACAGCTTCAGGCAATTCTGGCCTAGGTTCTAATCCTTTTTTAGCTGAAGGAACATGGGTACTTGGATTTTTCTTAGATGCCAAGACCAAACAACAGCCTGTAATACTTGGAACACTACCAGGCAAACCCTCATCGTTAGGAGAAACTGCAAAAGGATTTAATGACCCTAACTCAAGACCTGCACCAGAAATAGGTGTAAGCATTTATCCTAAAGTTGCAGGCGAACCTGATATTGATAAACTTGCTCGTGGCGAAAACACAATTGATAAAACAACTAATCAGACAAAGGATGTGAGCATTGCAAACTCATCAACAACTTGGAATGAACCTGATAGTGCTTATAAAACAACTTATCCATTTAACAGAGTATTTAAAACAGAGGCAGGTCATACAAAAGAATATGATGACACAGAGGGTGAAGAAAGAATACATGAATATCATTCTGCTGGAACATTCTACGAAATAGATAAAGACGGAAATAAGACTACTCGAATTGTCAAAGATAATTATGAGATTATTGCTGGAACCGATTATGTTAATATCAAAGGGGATTGTAATCTTACCGTTGATTCGAATTGTAATACACATGTCAAAGGAAATTGGAACATACAAGTCGATGGTAATAAGATAGAAAACATCAAAGGAACATCAACAGAAACGGTAGATGGTGTCGCAACGAAGACATTCAAAGGTACTGGTTCTGAAGTGACTGCTAAAAACTCATCTGGCACAGATATTAAACTTACAAAACATACACACACAGACCCATCGGGACTTGCTGGAAACGAAACATCTACACCTAATTAGTAAAATATATCTTACTATCCGTATAAATAAATGATAGTAGGAGTTTTCAATGGCACATGCAAGCACAGTCGGTGGCAGAATAGGCACAGACGCACAACAACAAAACGATTCTAATAGATCGTCTAGAAAATATAGTGATCTAGATTTGTTCTTTGGGAAGAACGCAATCGGATTTGATGTTAATAAAGTGACTGATATTCAAGCAGTTAAGAGATCAGTTCGTAATCTTGTTTTACTTAATCAATATGAGAAACCCTTTCAACCTCAAATTTATGCTGGGGTTAGAGAAATGCTATTTGAAAACATGACACAGGTCACAGCGATTGTTATCGCTAGAAAGATTGAAGATGTCATTAATAACTTTGAACCTAGAGTTAGATTAAATAGTGTTAAGTGTTATCCTAACTATGACAAAAATGCTTATGATGTGACGGTGGGATTTTATGTAGTAAACACGCCAACTGAATTAGTTGAGTTGGATGTAATGTTAGAAAGATTAAGATAGATGTCAACAACGGTAAATAAAAAAAGACTTAGAGTCACAGAATTAGATTTCGAAGAAATCAAAGATAATTTAAAACTATTTTTAAAAGCACAAACAGAATTTAAAGACTACGACTTTGATGGTTCAGGTATGAACATCTTGTTAGATACTCTTGCTTACAATACACACTACTTAGGATACAATGCTAATATGTTAGCGAATGAAATGTTTTTAGATAGTGCATCATTAAGATCATCTATTGTATCACACGCAAAACAATTAGGATACGAAGTACAATCAGCAAGAGCTGCAAAAGCAATATTAAGTATTTCAGTTAAGACAAGTGCAGCCACATTAACAATGTCAGCTGGAACAAAGTTCTCAACTACACTAGATGGTGACACATATAACTTTGTCACTACTGCTGATATAACTAAACCTAAGTTTGGTAATTCAGTTAACTTTGATTCAGTAGAAGTTTTTGAAGGTACATTTATTGAAACAAGATATACGGTTGATACATCTGATTTAGAACAAAGATTTATTTTAAGAGATAACAGAGCAGACACTTCTACACTTACGGTTAAGGTAATTAATTCTGCAACTGATAGCACAACTACAACTTATACAAAAGCAACAGACATAACTCAACTAGCAAACAACTCTACCGTTTACTTTTTACAAGAAGTTGAAGGTGGAAAATTTGAAGTTTACTTTGGCGATGGTGTTGTTTCTAAAGCTGTCGAAGACGGAAACATTGTTTCACTATCTTATGTTGTGACTAACAAGTCAGAAGCCAATGGGGCTAGTAGTTTTACGGCACCAAGTACAATTGGTGGACAAACAGACATTACACTTACAACAATCCTAAGAGCAACAGGTGGTGCAGAACCAGAGTCATTAAAATCAATTAAATTAAATGCACCATTAAATTATGCAGCTCAAGGAAGAGCAGTGACAACATCTGATTACGAAACTTATGTTAGAAAACTTTTTCCAAACACACAAGCAGTTTCAGTCTTTGGTGGAGAAGAAGGTTCTTTCGACCCATCAACAGGTGTATCATCTACACCAGAATATGGTAAAGTTTTTATCTCAGTAAAATCAACAACAGGTGCAAACTTAACTTCTACTCAAAAGACACAATTAGTAAATGATTTAAAACCATATACTATTGCATCTATCACACCTGAGATTGTTGACCCTGAGACTACATTCATTAGATTAAACTCTTCAGTTAAGTTTGACTCTAATGCAACAACAGATAGCGCAGACGCAATCGTGACCGATGTCACAACTGCATTAACAAATTATAATACAGGAACACTACAAACATTTAATTCACAATACAGAGCTTCAGCAGTTTCTAGAATTATTGATGAATCAAATACAGCAATATTAAATAACACAACGACGGTTAAGTTATCAAAATTCTTTACACCATCTGTAGGTTCAACAACATCTTATAACCTATCATTTAACAATGCATTACTAAACCCAGAGAATGGTTATCTTGCAGCCACTGGTGGTATTATTACATCATCTGGTTTCAAAGTTGGAACAGACACAACATCCGAGTTCTTTTTTGATGATGATGGTGAAGGTAATCTAAGAAGATATTCTTTAGTAGGAACAACAAGATCATATGCTGACTCACAAGCAGGAACAATTGATTATGCTTCTGGTGTAATTAAAATTAACAATATTAATATTACTGCAATATCAAATGTTGATGATGCAACTTCCACACAGATTAGATTAGTGGTGACACCAAACTCTAATGACATTGTGCCTGTTAGAAACCAAATACTAGAATTAGATTTAACAAACACAACAATTACTGCCACAGCAGATACGGAAGCTTCGTCTGGTAGCACATTCTCTACTTCAGGTAGTGGGTCAACTGCAACAACAACCGTATCGACTTCTGGTGGTGGTTCAAGCTACTAGAAACGATGAAAGACGAACCAACTTTAAAAAATAAACTTTCGCCCCTTATCAAAGGTCAACTGGCTGACTTCATTCAGTCAGATCATCAAGTCTATGCTTCTTTTGTTAGAGACTTCTATAAGTTTTTAGAGAGTGCTAAGATTACATATAAAGCAACTACAAATTATTTAATTCAAGAACCAGAAACTAAAGCATATGTTCTTTCTGAGAATGGAGTTTTAGGAGCGCCAGTAGATAGAATGGTGTTAGAAGATTCTGTTGAGTTTGCAACAGGCGA